GAGCTCCTCGATTTTTTGTTTATTAATTGGGTTTAACTGAATTTTTATTGGGTACCGTCATCGATGACGACACCCAACTTAAACACTCATCAAACGCTATTTACGCGCGGCTAGTGCTACGAAATGCGACTTTTCTAACGTACTTTTCGCTGATTTGATCGGCTTACTTAGGAACGTTTGGCCACCGATTTTGAATCTCCATCGGAACGATTTAACGGCTTTGTCAAAGTGCAAGTGGATAGACTCTGCAAACTTTTCAGCGTTGGTACGTTTTGGCATGTAGTAGCCACGCGGATCGATTAGCTGCACATCACCTTTTTCGCCACGAGCTTCTGGATGCTCATTAAACACAACTGGGCGACCCAAAATTGTGCCAGCTGGACCTTTTGTGATACCCATATCACGCGAGGTAAACAGCAAGTTTCCGTCGTCGTCTTTTAGCTTGATTAGCTCAGGTAATAAGTCGTGGTTGATTTCCCAGTGACAGAACGCGATTGAACTTGGCAGCATTCGCGTAAACATTTGTGCGAAGTTATCGATCGTTAACGATCCTGCCGCTTGGCTATTTTCTTTTGCAACTGTTACCAATGCATCCGACTTTAAATAACCTTGTGGCTTGCCTACGCCGTCACCCGTGCGGATCGCTTCGTTAACCGCCCAACGCATGGCGCGCGGGGCTGATTCTAGTAAGCGAGCGCCCAAACGTGGTGCGTCTTCTAGCAGGTCTTCTTCTACGTTTACGAATACGCTAACGCCGTGAAGTTCTGCTGTGCCTTGGGTTGTTACGTTGAATTTAAGCGGCACCATGTCGGTTGAGTCGCCATCCCAATGAACCTGAATACCCGCTGCATCCCACGGCGTTGTGACGTCTTTTAGGTATTTAACCGAGTTTGAGTTGGTGGTTTCTGATGTTACTTGGCTCATCAAATCGCCTTCGTCTTGTTCGAATAAGGTGAAGATTTGCTGACGCATTGCCGGTGGTAGCTGGAAACCGACGTCACCGCCATCGCTGCCCATTGCATTGGCATTGCCTGCCATTAGTCGCTGATCGATGTGGCCTTGTGATGCGCCATACACCGCTGAGAAAAATTCGCCCGCAGTTGCCCAGTTTTGCATTTGGTCGTCTTCTGCTTTAGGTGGTTTGCCACCTGCAGCGGCATTATTTCCTGTTTGACGACCCGCACCGGCATTTACATCTGTTTCGAATAATTCGAATTCAGCCGCTTCGTCCATCTTGGCTTTGATTGCTTTGCAGCTTGCCAAGATGTCGGTAATTTCTGTTTGCTCTGCCGCAGTCAATTCGCGATCGCCTGCGGTTGCGGTTGCTTCGATTGATTTTTTGCGCGCCAAGGCGGCTTTTAGTTGCTCGATTAGAGGCATGGTTTTTTTCCTTTAAAGGTTTTGGTCTTCTGGTTTAAGCTCAGGTTTAGCTAGACGTGAGTGATCCCACAGCATGAGTTTCATGCCGTGCGATCGGTTTAAAAAACTGGGTTTATTTAGTTAATAAGCGATTCAAATTCTGCAAATGCGGCATTGGTTTTTTCCGCGAATGCGGTGCTGCTATTTGGCGTTGTGTTGCGCTTTGCTAGATTTTGAATGGTTTGCTCAATGCTTTGTATTTCATCGATTAATCCGCTACTGAGCGCATCGTTTGCGAACCAGGTGCGACCATCACCCAATGCTTTGGCGTCTTTTTCTGAGATGCCGCGACCTTCGACGATGACGTTAATGAATTCGGCATACAGTTCGTCAACTTGGCGCTGGATCTCTGCTTTTTGCGAATCGGTAACCGGTACGCCGTCTTGGCCTGTTGATTTGTGCTCACCCGTATCAATGGGCATGATTTTAACGCCCATGTCTTCGTAGTATTTGCTGGTATCAACTAATACCGTGCGTACACCGATGGAGCCAATCACATTCATTTTGTGGTTTGCGATGATGCTAGTTGCACCCACTGCAACGTGGTAACCCGCACTGCACAGCGAGCCTTCAACCTGAACGACGACTTTTTTGCTTTCAGCGGCTAGTTTAATTTCATCGCCTAGTTCGTGCATGCCTGAAACAGAGCCGCCCGGTGTGTCTGCAATGATTAGGATGTGGTCGATACTTTCATCAAGTCGCGCACTGCGCACGGCCATTCGTACATGAAACGAGCTGCAAACGTAGCTGCTAGACCATGGGTACGATTTGAGCATGATGCCACGTAGCGGAATGATCGCCACGTTGTCGTATACCGAAATCGGCAAATCTGCGCGCTCTGCTTCAAGTGCTGGGCCTGCCGAGAATGCTAAACCCTTGGCTAGTGCTTCTGCTGAGAAGTTTTGCTTTTCAGTGGCCAACAACTTTGGCAGTTTTGCCAGCTGTGGCACTGAGTTAGCGTCTACAGCCCAAACTGGTGATTGCTCAATCATTTATCTGTTCCTTTGGTTAAGGCTGTGTTGCCGTTTTTGGCCGCCTGTTCTAGCGTGGCCATATTCATTGGTACCAAGCGAATCTTGCCATTGCCGTTTTCGAGTGGGTTCATGTCTTCAAATGCGCGTACTTCGTCGATTGAATAAACGCCACGATCTAACATAGTTGAATAGAATTCTTGTCGCGCTGCAGTGTCGCCCCGCAATAACGCTGACATGTTGATTTTGCTGTAACGGCGCGTATCACGACCGTAAAGTTTAAAATCGGTTTCTTGCTCTAGCCGTGTGACCCATGGCAACAAAGTATCGGTAACGTGTTCTATGTTTTGCGATTCGATGTTGCTGTTAGTGCTGCGTTCTAAATCCGCGACTTTATGCGGCTTTACGTTGAACCAGCGACAAACCTCGTTAATACCGAATTTTCGAGATTCTAAAAACTGCGAATCGTTTGGGTTGATTGAAATGGCTTTGAACTTTTGACCCGGCTCTAATATTTCGATGCCGCCGTGCTTGGCTGACCCTTGATGCTTTTTATTCCAAGAACTTTTCATGTTCTTAGCAGCATTAGGACCCCATTCATCGGGTTGTTCGCCTGAATCATTCCATTCAATAACACCACCTGGCATTGCGCCGTTGCCAAAGAAGGCCGCGCCGAACTGTTCGGTTGCTAGACCGAGGCTGAAACATTGCTTTGCATATTCAACAACGCTGTAGCCTTGCAAACCGTCGTACCCCATGCCCTTTAAGTGAATAACATCTTTTGCATATAACACGGTGTTTTTGCCGTTATTTTCTGCAATGTCGTAGACTAGGCGGCCGCGACGATCGCGATCTGGGTTAACGCGCTGCCAGTCGATGCCCCACATTGCTGCAGGTTCACCGTGGCGAGTTCGTTCGATTTCGGCTAATCCGTTGCCCTGCAATAGCGCGCTGGTTATTAATGCCTGGCGAAAGTCAAAGCTGGTCATTTCATCATTCGGTGAGCGATAAAGCAGCCCATCTAATAACGAACCATCAGCCACTTGGCGTACGCCGTTTTTCTTTTCAAATGCGCGCCAGGGCATCATTGCTATGTGCTCTGAAATGATTTTAGTGCAGGCCCAGACCGCTGAGTACGTTAATGCGCTGTCGTGATCGATGGGGACGCCTGCGATCGGTCTACGAAATTGCAGACCGAACATGCCACCGCCGTTTGATGAATGCACTTCGTCAACACTTGAGCGACGCGCCGCATCGATTTGTAAGCCGCTACCGAGGCCGTCGAATAGGCTCATTGTGTGGCTCCTTTCGTTTTGCCACGCGCGATGATCATAGCCAGCATTAGGATGATGGAACCTGTGCAGAGCATGGCTGGACCGCGACCCAATATTTCATTTACGCCAGCACCGATAAGTCCGAGAGATGTTAGAACCATCAAATCAAGCTGGTCGAGCGGTATGCGGATCTTGGGTAGTTTTAGTTTCATATTTCACCGTCGGCGTAGATTGATTTTGCTTTCTTTTTGGGTGGCATTAGGATCATGACTCCGAGCGCCATGATTAACGACACGACCGGATCGATTTTCTCTTTGATCTTATCTTTTGCCGGCTTTATATCACCCGCTGGGTTTATGTCTGCAACTAGATTGCTCATTGCCCAGTACAATAGGCTGTTGTTGTACTCAATGGTTTGATTAAGCACACGAATCATCAACTCTTTCATCGGGGCGCTCATGCTGCCAAAGCCTTGACCGAATTCGATCATTGGCACGCCTTCGGCAATCATGTCGTTAACCAGTTGACTGCTGTTCCAGCGGTCAAACGCGATGCCTTGCACGTTGAAATAACTGCAAGCCTTACGAATATCGGCTTTTATGAAGTCTTGATCGATGGTTTCGCCAGGTGTTAGTACCAAGCCGCCTTCTTGTACGAACTTTTCCATTGATTTATCGCCCTTTTTTAGCCGCCTTGCTAGTGCGCCTTTGGGTAAATAACCACGGGAAAATGTCTTTGTTTTTCCGTTTTTGGTTCTGATCGTGAACGTTAGCGCCGTTATATCCTCAACTGAGGATAGATCGAGCCCGCCCCAGGCATCAGCGCCGCGATTTTCACTGCTTGGTTCATCGAGAAACGGTTCCTGGTCTTGGTAGTCGTTGTTGCATTTGATGAATGATTCTAGGTTCATCCATTTGGCTTCGCCGCGTACTTTGATGTTTAGCTTTTTCGTTAAAAACTCGATGCGTTCTGTTGGGATTTCTTTCGCCATTTTGCATTGCTGGCGCATGTCGCTAATGCTGACTGAGATTCCAAGGTTTGGATTGGCTTTGATCCATTCTTCTTCTTGATCCCATTTTTTTACATCGTCAACGGTAAATATCATTGCAAAGTAGCTGTCGTCTTCAATAGCGCCCTTGAGCACTTTTGTCGCGTATTCTTGCTGATCGTAATCAACGCCGTCGGGGATGTACCCCTCGGTTGTAATGGTCCAGATAAGCGGTTGCTTACGAGCACCACACGCGGATTTGATAACATCCCAAACGGCTGAGGTTGGATGAGCATGCAGCTCATCGATCAAACCGAAGTGAACGTTCAAACCGTCCATGCTTTTTGAATCTTTCGACAGCGCTTGCATTCGGCCACGGCTTTTTTTTGCTATTAACCGATCAGAATACTTTTGCACCATCGTTGATAATTTAGGCGACTGGGCAATCATTGCTTCTGCAGCGTCGTAGAGTTCTTTTGCCTGATCGCGCTTGGTAGCCGCTGAATAAACACGCGGGCCGCCTTCGTTATCGCCCAACAAACCATAGCTTGCGATGAATGCTAACTTTGTCGATTTGCCGTTTTTACGCGCAACTTTTTCGTAAGCAATGCGGAATCGACGAGTGCCATCAGCTCGCATCCAGCCGAACACGTTAGCGATAATGAAACATTGCCAGCCCTGCAACTCTAACGGGAGCCCAGCAAATTCACCTTCGTACTGCCTGCAGTAGCCAGAAAAACGAAATACTCGGCCAGCGGCGTTTTCATCAAAATATAAGCCACGTTCACCAGCCGTTTCTAAATCTCTGTACCAACGCTTTACTGCCAGCTTTACCAACTCACAGACAACGATCGAACCGCTTTCAACATCAGCAGCGTAACCGTATGCAAGATCTAAATATTTACGCGCAAGGTCAATTGCAGGAACTGCAGTAACCGCGTTCATAAATCTAACGAACCCTGATTCGGGTTTTCCAATTTAATTGCTTGGCGAGCACGGGGAGTCATGCCTAGTTGCTGTTCTAATTTTGCCAATAGCTCAGCGGTCTGCTTTCTCAACACAGCTTCAACAGACATTTGACGCGCACCCGTTGCGAAAACTTGAATAGACTTCATGCCTTTTTCTTTCTGGCACTCAGTATTCCAGTGTTGCCACTCAACATACGAAATTACATAACGATGAAATACAGACAAATCGATTTCAGACAAGATGCCAAGGTCAGCTAATTTCTGACCCATCTCATCCCACAATTCAGATTCTTTTTTCTTCAAGCCTTTTGGCTTTTGCGGTAACCCAGCAAGAACACCCTGGTATAAATCATCACCAGTTTGCGCTGATCCTGAATTTGTATTTTGTGAAGCTGCAGATCGCGACTCCAAAGGAATGATCTGAGCGCTTTTATTGTCAGACATAATCACACCTCAATAATAATGGAAGGTTAACCCCCCCCCTAAAAACTCAACATTTCACACGGAACATTAACACTTCGTTCGGGGAGATTTACCCCTCCAAGGATCGAACCCGCCCCTCCCCTTGATCAATAACTTCGCACTCACCGTCGATAATCACGCTTTTACTCAGCACTTTCTCACCGATCTGGTTGTGGCATTGCTGGCACAAAGCTCGCAGGTTGCGCCACTCGAAGAACAATTCTGGATTACTCTTAGCTGACTTGATGTGATCGACCAGTACTGCAGGACGAACCAAGCCATTAGCATCACAGTTAGCACACAACGGATTACGCTTGCGAAAGGTGATACTTAGCTTGCGCCACTTCTCAGTTGAGTAGCGACGATCAGAGTCAGCACGACGACTGTTGTAATCAATCTGGCCTTTCTTCTTACGCTTATCAGCTGCGGCTTGATGCTCATCACAATACGTCGACTTAACCAACTGGCCGCAGCCTGAATGCTTACAGAACGACGGCGCTTTAATGCCCATTACAACTTCAACTTCCAAATGATTAGCGCAACAACCACCGCCGTTACAGCAGAAACAAGCCCGCTAACGACGCCTGAATGACTCTTTGTATGTACCCGAGTAACACTATCGCTGAGCTCTAAATCTCTAACTCTCGACTCAACATTCTCAACACGAACAAACACCCGCTTTAAATCAACAGAGTGCGTATTCTGTCTCTCCTCAACGCGAATTATTCTGTCTAGCTTTGTCTCAATACTAACCAGTCGGGCATCTAAAACAGAAAGACTCCGATCAAATTGATCACTCATATCATCCCTTACCGCGTATCGAATTAGTTTCTTTGCCTGATTTTTTATCGAACGATCGCATGCCGCCAATTCCCAGCATGCCCAGCACAATTGAGAACAGTGCGTCAGTAGGCAATACAGGGGGAACAGATAAGTCAACAGGAATGATGTCGTTAGCCTGCAACACTACCCACAGCCACATAAGCAGCGGGTACAGCACAAACTGATAAGCCAGTGCCAACGCACCGATCCAACCAATAGCAGGCCGCCAACCTGCAACGAATACAGATTTATGCGTGGCCTCAGCAGCGTTCACATCCATCTGACCCTTCAACAAATCAGCATCAATGCGCTTATCTTCAATAGCCAGCTTCAAACGTTCTTCATCAGACGTGAATAACTCATCAGCGCCGCTTGCTATACCGCTGATCAACTGACCTAGCCCTGGTATATTCATAACGACTCCAAATCTCTTAACGTACGATTAACCCAGCCGAGTAAAAACTTAGACTGAGAACGATCACGGTTAACAATAGCGGCATAACGCGCAACCTTAGCTAACGCATAACGAGAAACAAACACATCCCCATCAACATCATTCAGCGCATAAATAGTCTGAGGGCCAACAATGCCATCAGCATCAACACCAACACACTGCTGAACCAAACTAACTGCAGAACGCACACCAGCATTCACCGCAAAATCATAAACAACGTTTGCAACTACCTGCGATTTAATATGCTTTAAACCACACGCATTAAAATAATTATTTAAATAAAAACTCGCCACACTCTTTTTTAATACAGCACTATCACGATCCCCAGCATCAACCAACTGCCAGCCAGACCACGACGAATTAAACTTACGAGCAATACCGGCGAACGTCATACCGCCACGATCACCAGCAACCTCATGCAACACATAGCCGCCCTCACTCTTCATAGTGCGATTAAACGCAACAAGGAAAGAAGCCATAATAAATCCTATAAAAAATCCCAGCCGAAACTGGGCAAAGGCAGTCTGAGGTAAGGCATAACTATCTGTTAACGACATAGCCAATATCGAACTAATCCCTGCCACAAGTAACAAACTGATGGCACATAAATTTGCGGGATACGCCAGCATCACAAACGTCAGACATAAAAAAACCCGCTAAGCCAGAAGGCCGAGCAGGTTTTAATATGTTTTTCTGTTCAGGCACATAACCAGAACTAGGTATCATTTTCCATGATAGTCTCACGTTTGCAATTTAATCTTTCAAACGCCTCCGAAAATAATTAACCAGCCAATCGCCTGACACCCCGCAAATAATTACTAATATCAACATGTGCACGATCACGACGCCTAAACAGCGTAGGCCGACTCACACACAACGCCCTTGCCTTCTGCTCCATCGTTGAATCAATGCGAACATAGATTTCAACCAAGCAACACCGCAACGAATCATCAAGCGATTTAACCGCTCTGTCAGTCTCCTCAATCTCAGCATCCAACAAAATCGTACTGCCAAAATCATCCCCGCCGCGCAGCTCAATACCAAAACCGGCACTACAACGACGACCCGAAAACAACTCGGCATTCATCGATTCACCCCAAACAACCAACCGATTTTCAATAGACTCAATCATACATAATCTCCATCATCCCGATCTTTTTTAGCGCGCGGACTCATGCCCCCATCCTCTGGCATACCCTCCAATAAATTATATTCCCCCTTCCACGCTAAATAATCAGTCCCCGCCTCAGCATCACGCACCTTGCCAGATATAACCTCAACCTGACCCGGCGTTAAAGAATCTTCATTATAATATTCATCGCGATACAACAGCATAATCCAATCAGCATCCTGCTCAATCGAACCCGAGCCGCGCAGATCAGCAATCATAGGGCGTTTATTCGCCCGCTTCTCAACTTCACGATTTAACTGAGATAAACCAATCACTACACACTTTAAATCCTTAGCCAGCCGCTTCAACTGACGAGTAATCTGTGCCATGCGCTGAGTGTCATTTTCTGTTTTTAGCGTTGAATCAACCAACCCAATATGATCTACCACAATCACATCCAGTGGCGTCTTACGATGAACCCGCTTAGCCCTAGCAACCAAAGCAGTAATTGTCATGCCAGACGAATCCTCCCACATGATTTCCCCATTTCCCTCAAGCCCCAACTGACCTAGCTGACCAACAGCCATATTCATCTTCTCAGCCTGCTCGGTTAGCTCGAGCGCCTTACCCGATTTCAACAGCCCAAGTTTAACATGCCCCTGCGCAGCAACCATCCTCTGCATAAGCTGACGCGTTGGCATTTCAAGACTAAAAAATAATGAATTCTTCTTTTGAATTAATCCAGCATGGCGCAACATATTCAAAATCATCGCTGTCTTCCCCATGCCAGGACGACCCGCAATCACACCGAACTCTTCCGGCTGCATACCACCATAGCGATAATCAATATGCGGAAAACCTGTCTTTAAACCACGCACACCAGGATTATTATAATTATCCTCCATATGATTGTACCAAATCTTCAACCCCTCCCGCGTGGTAGACAGAGAGCTGGTTTTATTATCACGCTCAACACCCGTCAAGAGCTGCTGAATCTTCCCCATCCGCTCACTATGATCACCACCGTCTTCACTCAATACAGCTTCAGCCATCGACTGAGAAACCTGATACCAAGCCCGCTGTTCCTCCAGCTCACAAACAATCCTCGCATACCCAGCCGCATTTTTCGTAGACGGTGTTGCATCCACCGCGTCACCTAAAAAAACAATACCGCCCGCCTTAGCCAACAACCCCTGATCTTCCAACCACTCACAAACAATCACGATATCAACCGGACTACTCGCCTCAGTCAGCGCCGACACAGCACGATAAATCAAAACATTACGGCCATCATAAAACGAAGACTCTGAAAGCCCGACCTCAGCCACCTCACTGAACGCCTCAGCATCCAACAAGATAGCCCCAATCACCGACTGCTCAGCGTTTGCTGAAAATAAACTTCTACGCATTGTTATATTTCCCATCGAGCGCCTTGTAAAAATTAGATTTCTTAACCACCCAAGCCAAATCAAAAAACTTAGATTCATCACTGGTTAAAAACTTAGACTTCGACAAATGCGTAAAAAAACGCTTCCAGAAGATCAGCCCGCTATCACGATCCGAATACAACGTATGCTGGCCATTGCTGTGCATCACCTTTGCGGCCTCCTGCCAACGTGAACGCAGATTTGCAGCGGCGGTTTGCTTCATCCACAAATTACGATTGGGCGACCGCATAGCCGGAAAACAATCACTCCAAAGATCTAAAATTTCTTGATGGGGACAAGACCCGAGAGGCCCAGCTTTCTGATCAACCGCTTTTGGCTTTTCAAGATTCAAAGAATCGCTGGATGCACAATGCGATAACTCGCTAGAGTTTTTGCACTCTACTTTAGTAGAGTATTCTTTTAATCTGATACTCTGATGTATGTCGCTCACATTGTTTTTTCCTGTGTCGTTCACCCCGTCGCCAGCACCCACCGCTGCTGAATTCTCCCGTGTGGTTGCTCCCGTGTGGTTCCCGTGTTGTTCACTATTTGAAACGGAATAACGCCCAACATGTGCAAAAGGCAATTTAAAAACCATCGGGTCAACCTTGGCAGTCGTTTTCAGCTCAACTCGCTCAATCAACCCAACCTCAACCAGCCGAGCCAACATAGCACGCAACTCACCCCGAGTAGGGGCATAATCACCCTTCGTACTCCCTTGCCTACGGTTAACCTCCAACAACTCCTTAAACTGCTGATAACTAATCCGACGACTAATCCCAACAACACCCGTTGAAAAATCCATGTGCTTACGCAAACCGCGCAAATACAAAACCTGATCCGAATGAGGCAAATACTCCATAGCCGCATCTTCATCTTCATTAAATTGCCATACACGGCCAACATAACCACTCATAGAAATAACTTCCGCTTTAGACATAAGTCCCCCTGCGCACCACCCACAACATCAAGTAGCACACATAAAATACGCTCAAAAAATGCCGCGAAAATTGCGGCGGCAAACTAAAAACCGTCAACTAGCCACGCATCTGAGAACACAACGCAACCAAACGATTAGCCGCATTCCCCAACTTAAACTTGGCCGCACGAATACGATCCCACTCACCGTTATCAACTGATTCATCCTCAATCGCCGCTTTAACCTCGGTCACCAATCTAGAAACGCTCTCAATACTGATCACAACCTCCTCAAGCACATCAACATTTTCAATATCATCAATCGTCATCGGCAAAAACACACCACCCGCCATTTCAGCCACCGCCTGGGCAATACAACCACCGCCCGACCACTCAATAAGCTTCTCGAACTGATCCAAACTCATCGAATGAGAATCACGTTTTGTATTACACGTATAATTAGCAATCGTTTGCGGATGACTCACACCAATAACCGCACACGCGACCACATAACCACCCGATTGGCGCTTAATATCTTCACGAACAGCATCACGCAAAGACGTGCCCGGTTTAATTTTAAAAAATTGTGACATTCGTTTTCCCCTAAAAAATATTAAACGCTGACAACAGCAGCAGAAGTGACAGAATGGCTATTAATCGGACCAAACAAATCCGGCCTTAACTCAATAGCCGTTACATCACCATTAGTCGCGCGCTCGATATCGCGCGCGAGCTTGGCACCAACTGGCTTACTGTAAAGAAACACCTGCCTCAAATAACCAGGCGTCGTATCCAAGCGGGCGGCAAGATCAGCCTTACCACTCGCTTTTAATGAACTCCAATATGTTTTGGTCATATTAATGTACCTCCTAGGTACACAAGATAAAGGCAAAAACATGTACCGTCAAGGTTATGTACCTAAGAAATACAGGATTCATAATAAGAGAAATGCTGGACATACAGCTTAACCCCCTAAAACAAAGGGTTTGTAATGAAAACGATCAGTGAAGTTAGATTAGAAAATGCTAGGCATCTAGCTGATAAATATCAAAACCTTGCTGAATTCTCACGAGTAATTGACAGAGAACCAACCCAAGTTAGCCGATTCATGGGAGCAAACCCAACCAAAAACATTGGCGATAAAATAGCGAGACACATTGAACAGTCATGCAGACAACCTAAAGGCTGGCTAGACAAAGAGCACTCATCCAGACAAGAAATATCAGACAACTACAGCCAATACAATATAAACACAGGCGTACCATTAATAAACTGGGACCAACTGACAAAACCGCAGGCCCACGCGATAGCCCCACTAATTCCATGCCCAACCGATCACGGGCCCAATACATTTGCCACTCGCGTTAAAGACAACACAATGACCGCACAATACGGCAGAAGTTACCCCGAAGGTTGCATAATATTCATAGACCCCGACCAAGCCGAAGCCGCAAAATCAGGCGATAGAGTGTATGCCCTAATAGAAGGTAAAATACCCTCATTCAAGCAATTTGGTGATACAGATGGCGAGCGCTACCTGCAGTCAATTAACTTACAATACCCCATAACCACCAGACAATTTGAAATAAAAGGACTGGTCATTGGCTGTTGGATTCCTGAGAACTAACCTGATTTCGCGCAGATCCTTCTTTAAGCATCTGCTGATAAATTTTAGCACTTAACCTTAATTGCTTTTCCGCCACGACGTTAGAAGATCGCACACCCTCCATTAAACGCATCGCCCACGCAGTAAATCCAGCAAATACAGCCGCAATAATTACCACACCCACAACAACCAAAAACCTCACTCCAGCCTGGTCAACATCTTTTGTCATGGACACTGCAATAAGCCCTGAAAACAACACAGACAAAATAGAGGCCGCGCGCCACACCTTAATAAACAAATCTTCTAATTTTCCAATCACAATGCCACACCTTAAATCTAAACAAAAATAAATTACAAGCCAGATAACTCAACATTCAATTCATTCAATCGATCGCGTTCTATGCTAATCAGTGTTGCGTACTTCTGCGTCACAGCGCTCATCTCTTCACTAATACTGGCCTCCCAAGTAGCGCCTGCACCATTATTATTTGCCCGCAACTTCTTGCGTCGCAACTGTCTTAACTCAGATTCCATTCGATCACCATAATCGACGATGATTTTATTATGCTTTTTTATCGCCCGCCCAATATCAGTACGGCGATTATCAGACTTCATTTGCTGATAAATAGGATTGTCAGTCGTCAAACGACTCGAACGAGAATTTCCCTCTGACACATTATACGACCGAACCTCAGCCGCTTGATTTCCCGCACACGGATTACTTGTAAACGTCTTTCGACCATCAGCATCAGTACAAACATGATACTGACCACTACCCGCAAACACCGTAACCGGAAAAAACGAAACCAAAACAATCACCAATCTGATCATAAAACATCCTTATTCAATTAAGAGTAAATAGTAACAAAATAAAAATACTTTCAATATGTACTTGCAAGGTACATAAATAATATGTACCTTTATGGTACTTAATCAACGTTTAACACAAACAAACTCAAACATAACGCAAGCAGAGGACAGGAACATGACAACAAACACTCAAACAATGTCACTTCAGCACATGCACGCAACCATGCTTGTCGAGATCAAAAAACTAATAGAGTACGCCGATAGCATCGAAAGCGGCGCAGCCAACGGACCACTAGGCTCAGCGATAACAACCCGCGAAAAAGCCCTCGCAGTGGCCCGCATGTTTGGCACATTGGCTGAATCAATCACCAAAAAATGTGACATCGGCCAAACGCTACGCAACATCGACATGACCACCGAACTGTACAAAGCCATCACATGGAAAACCACGCCAAAAACAACCAGCCAACACGCATTCAAAACGCTAGACGGCAACACCCCGTTTCGCAAACTCAGCAACCAAATCGCTGCAGAACAAAGAACATAGCACCCGCTATACGCCACGGACGGCAAACTTAATTAACGAATGACAGGCAGATAACATGAGCACAGTAAAAAGAACGACATTCAGCACCCAAGATCATGCGCAATACATCATCGAAAATTGCATTGTGATCGACACCGAAACTACTGGATTAGATGAAACAGACGTTGCTATTGAACTGGCCGCTGTCGACGCAAAAATAAATCAAACCCTGGGTGACACGCTAATCGCCTGCGATTTTGACAGCATCCCGCAGGGCGCATACGACATACATGGAATCGGCATTCAGGACCTATACGCCGCGCCAACACCTGAACGAGTCATTGCAGATCTATTCTATTTTGCAAAGGGAATGAATAAGAAACTCACCTCATTCAGCCTGCACTTTGACTGCCGAATACTTGTACAGACAGCAGAAAAAAACAGTATCAGCATTTCAAAACAAGAGATTGAAAATTCTTTCGCTGCGCACTGCTGCGTAATGGAACTGGCCAACCGCCACTTTGCAAAAGATCACGCGAAGTGGAAACCAGAAACCGCCAAATTCAGCCGCCTTTCCCTAGCTAAGTGTTGCGAAATTGCAGGCATCGAATTCAAAGGCAAGGCACACCGCGCCATGGCCGACGTACTCGCCACAATCGATCTCCTGCACTACATCGCCAACGATCGCTAACCAACTAATTTAACCAGAGGAATGACCATGTCAACACTAACAATAGCATCCGAAACACAGCCAGAAATGCCAGCAATATTCATTCTGCAAAAAATGGGGCCCAACGAAATCACCGACGAATCAAGCCGCATCTGCTCCTCCGGCCATTTCTTCCCGCTGTCGATCGCAGGCGTACCGGCTAGTGACTATGACGCCCCCATCTACCGCCTAACGTCTGTCGACTCAGCCAACGGCATCACAACAGGAAGCCCAGCATGAAGACCCTCTTTCTAGTTATGGCTCAATTTGAGTCCGCTGAAATTGCACTAGACAAAGTGTGCGACCAATTCGGCCTAGAACTACCGCAAGCAAAACGCAAAGCCGCGAGCCACGAACTGCCTGTACCGTTCTACAAAAAGGCAACAAAGGGTGGCTACTTCTGCAGCGCTAGCGACTGGGCAATCTACCTAGATACACAAGCAGCCGCAGCACGAGCAGAGTGGCAAAAAATGAACAACCAACAGGGGGCGCGAGCATGATCGAACCATACACAACCCAAAGCCCTGCAAAATGTCGCAAAAATTCCGAACGATTACAGCGTGACACTGAAGCATTTTTAAAGAATGGAGGCTTCATCACAAAGCTACAGAGCCAGCTGATAACAGAAACGGCCGCAGCAGAAAAATTAAAACACGAAGCCGCACGCAAACGCGGCATGAAAAAATTCAACGGGGGAATCGAAAAATGAATGCTCAACTGAACTCATCAGCAGCCGTATCGTTAGCGCATTACTGCCTAGAGCGAATCAAAAAACCCAACCTACAAATCGCGGGCGCATTGGCATTCAGTAAAACAAACAGAGAAGAAGAAGCCGAACAAGGAACAAGAGAAACCAGTGCCGGGAAAAACATCTACCGTCTTGAAAACGGCGCGCACTGCACACTAGCAGCAGCAGCCGACGCATTGGAAATATCAGAAACATACACCTGCACGCTATTCACAAAATACAAAAGCCGATATGCAATAATTTACAAAAACCACGGCCCAGCCTCACAGAACACAAAATACAAAACGCCCGATGGCAAAAAAGCGACCATTGAAGAGCTGGCAAAACTGTACAACTACTCAGAAACATCCATTAGTCGAATCTGGACTGAGTGCGATGGCGACTACATAACCGCGAATGCAAAACTGAAATACAAATCAGAAAAACGCGCAATGTCAGCGAGTAAAAAATAATGAGCCACCAAACACCTCTTTCAAAATTGGCCGACAAACTGCACATCAAACGCAACGCAATGAACCAAGTAAACACGCTTGATGCTACTTGCACAGCAGCAAATCAGCGCATCGAACAACTAGAAAACAAACTCAGTCTAACGATCGCAAACGCAACTGCAATGGCGCAAGAAATTCAAGAAATCATTGGCGATGCGGAAGACGCTGGATGCAAAAATCCACTCCCTGCAAGCCAAGCATTAATTGATTTATGGGAAGCGCTTTACCAGGAACAAAACCTAATAAACGAGGTGACATTGTGAATGCAAAAACAAAAGAACTTTGGCGATGCGAAGGTTGCAATGAAATCCACAATTATGAAGACGAAGCAATCGATTGTTGCGCACCTGAAATCACCGAACTTTATGGCTGT